CCCAGTAACGGGTATGGTTACCCCTAACGCTATAGCAATAGTACCAACTACACCTACTGCCTCTACCCCAGTTATAGGGACGTTTGCTTCAGCGTCTACTGCTACGGTACCGACTACACCTACTGCTTCTACCCCAGTTACAGGGGCGCTTGCTTCAGCGTCTACTGCTACGGTACCAACTACACCTACTGCTTCTACCCCAGTTACAGGGACGTTTGCTTCAGCGTCTACTGCTACAGTACCAACTACACCTACTGCTTCTACCCCAGTTACAGGGGCGTTTGCTTCTGCTACTACTGTTAAAGTACCAACTACCCCGACTGCTTCTACGCCGTCAACGGATACAATGGTTAGGTCGGTGCCCCAAGGAGTTTGCCCCCAAGCACCGCTACCCCAACCTGCGTATTCAACAGAAGACGGCATCTAAGTGCCCTACGTAGCGATACGTATAATAGCGTTTGTAGCGTCGCCAGCAGGGAACTGCACAGTAAAGTCACCAGCGGTAGACGTTTTGTCCGCACCGAAATCCAGCACTGCAACCGCAGGGTTTGTACCGCCCACTTGGTAAATAAGAGCGCCGCGAGCAGTGATAGTGGCATTTGCCCACGTAGTATCTGCAAAGTCTAAGAACGCTGTAGTACCCGTCGCCGCAGGGTTAGCGGAAATAGTAAGTGTATTTCCTCCCGCAACGTAGTTGGTACCCGACACTTCATTAGTAACAGCGTACGCGGTGGTAGCAGCGCCTAAAGTTGCACTCGACGTATACAGCGCGATCTTAAAAGTTTGGGACGTGTTACTACTAAAATCCATCTCTCCGTCTAACAGAGCGATTTTAAAAGAAGTACACATTGCTTGTGTTATTGCCATTTTTTAGTTCCTCAACTAACTGGTGTTCTGAATTGTCCAGAACGATATGTATCTTCACGTAACTTACCGTCACCAAGATTCTTTAGTAACCCTATAGACAACCCAAACATTTTCTCGTAATTAGATACAATATCTGGTTCGCCTTTCATAAATCGTATTGCTTCTACTAACGCACCGTTTAACAGTGCGGAGTCAAATTCATCTCCCAGCCACGTAGTACCTGCGGTAACTATAGTCTGAGGGTAATACCCGTAGTGAAGCTCCATACTATACGCCGCATCGGGAGTAGGCCCAAGCATGAACGAGTCGTCATCAAAGTACGCGTAGTGTTTTGGTAACCCAGTGCTTGTGTTATTAGGGTAGGCTTCGCGTAGGAAATTAACGTCTTTGTTCAGAAGGAACGTATAGTTACCGCTACCGTCTATAACCGCCAAAGAATACGACCATAAAAAGTCGGAGGGCATACCTAAATATTGATTACCGTTAGATAGCGTACCTGTAACATTCTTACGTAGCGCGGGTATCTGAACTGAGTTATATATCTTTTGCTCTGCCTGTTGCGTAAACATAGCAAGCTGGTCATCTGTGAATGTGTTCTCACAAATGTCTTGGATATTAGCTTTCAGTTCTGTGTAATTCATAGTTTACGCCATTGGGCCGCGAGCCATAGTACCTTTAATCGCCGCGCCAGTGCCGCGCACTTTGATGCCGGAAGTCTTAACGCCTTTCATATCTGTCTTGGGCGCACCGGGGCATGGCTGTACGCCTCTGGCTTTAATTACTTTTATCTCTTTCATTATCTCGTTCCTATTAAGTTATTACTGTAACTTGCCCTATATTACCAGCTATTGTTAGCGCGTTGGGAGTTAAATTATAGGGATCAAATCCTCCGCCTACTGGGTTCCAACCCCACTGGGTATCTCTACTGCTGTGATCTCCTGACTCACCTAAACTAGTATCAGGGCGTGGATCACGTAATGCTTGGGGATCGTGTACTGGAAATTCCCCTAATCTGTTCTGTGGCTGATCTTCGTTCCAACACTCAGGACACGCTTTTATGTTAGTGTCTCTATTCTTAACTACGAGGTTCTTCAACTCTCTTAGTTTGTACTGAAATCCACATACATCGCAATAAGCAATGGCTTTTTTACTAGAAGCAAATTGAGCGCCCATAGTTATACGTACCCTATGCGGGGTACAAACCTAGCCGAGGTCTTCTCCCTATCTTCTCCTGCGGCCATTTCAAACTGCTCGTCATACACAGCTTTTAATAAAGGCACTCGGTCAACCATCTCAGGCAGTTTCATAGCTATATAATAAGCTAATCCCGCTACCAGACAAGGAAAAAATCTAAAATTCATGTCCGAAGTCTGTATACCACTACCCGCGTCTTGTATACGGCGCATACGCCAGTAGTACAAAACATAATCGTCGTTGTCAGGTATAGGCCATAAATTAACTTTAGGAGCGTCGCGTAAACGCTCAATATACATCTGTATAGGTCTACTTTGTGTTAACTTGTTAGGGATAGACGCGTAAGTACTCACACTAATACGACTTAGGGTGAGATCAGACTGTGTTGCTGCGTTACCGCTGCCCGTGCGTATCTGTTGTTCTAGCAAGTCTATAGTGTCTGCGGGCAAGTCATACTGGGTCTGCCCTTTGACTAGATTTATAGTGCCGCTATCTATAGTCCACATGTTAATGCCACGGTTCTGCCACTCAATAGTAAGCAGGTTCATGGAGCGTCTCGCAGTGCGAAGATCATAACCAGAACGCATTTCACGACCAGCACGTTCAAACGCTTCTTCAGCGATCTCCGTGAAGTCCATGTCGAATGCGGTAGTTCCTGATGTAGCCATTATTTACCCCATCCTGATTTAGCTTTGACTTTGGCTTTGCTAGAGAGCTTGCCGTAGTGGAACAATTTTTTAGAGGTTTTAGACATACTTTTTCCAGTCATAAGAGTCCCATCGGGGTGTTTGTGTAGCCCACCCTTATGCTCTTTACCGTCTTTTAAGTAGTGCTTAACGCCCATACCCATTATTTTTTACTCCGCTTAGTAGCTGATACTCGTTTAGGCTTTCCTGCTGGTTGTCCTAACCTTTTCTTTTCAGCTACCTTCTTTTTCTTCTCGGCGCTAGACATCTCGCCAGAGGTCTTAGGAGTCTTCTCAGATACCCGTTTGCTGGGACGGCAATATGGAGTGCCCCGCCCGTCTCCCTTCTTTCGACCACAAGCCTTACCAGTGCTAACGTCTTTCCAGTCCTCTTTGAACCAACGCTTTAACGAAGCACCTTTCTCTGTCTTGCGTATCTTCTTACGCATTACTTACCAGCCTTTTTCTTCCGGCATTTAGCAATGGCTCCCGAGGCGTATGCGGACGGGAACACTTTATATTGCTTCTTTACCTTCTTATAGCACGCGTCTTTTACAGTACCGCCTTCCTTGTACCCACACGCGCTAGTCTCTTTGCGGTAATAATTACGCATTAGCGCATCTTACAAACTTTGCCGCCACGAGCCATACCGTAGCCACGAACTTTAGCCTTTGGCTTATTAGTCATACCACCGGCCATCATTTTCTTAGCGGGTTTATTCTTTGACTTTTTATCAGCCTTCGACTTCTTATCCATTTTTAATGCAGCTATAGCCTCTTTAGCCTGTTCGTCAGACATAGGGGCTTCGATAGCACGGCGTGGGGGCTTCGCAGGCATATCCATCGCGGCGTCTTTCATAACTTCCCCACCTACTTCGTACGCCTTGGCCATTCCACCAGCTTTCATCTTGCCCTTGCCGTCAGCCGCATAGTCGGGAACCATCTTACCGTCTTTTCCCTTGACCATGTTTAGCTTTCCGCCAGCACTCATCATTTGTTTTGACATAGAACTTCTGTTCATCATGTTACCTACCTATCTCATTTTGCAGGCACGTATGCCTTTGGTTGCTTTGCCAACACCGCGAACCGAACCGCCGTCACGGTACTTTTTAGTCATTTCACCGCTCATCATTTTCTTAGCAGGTTTCTGTACTTCGCCGCGTTTTTTGCTGTTCATGTAATCGGTTAGAGACTGCCCCTCTCCTAGGTCTGAAGCGAGTACAGCGGCCATCTTCCTGCCGTTCTTGCTATAGTAATCCTCACCCGCAGCGCGAGCTTCTCTTAGACTCTTATAATCTTCCCAAGTATCCTTCTTAGGCACGTCTTGCGGTGCCTTAACTTGCTTAGGAGGTCTAGTAACGCTAGTTGCACTCTTGGCTGACGCAGTTTTCTGCTCATTACCAGAGGCGGTTACTTTCTGGTTAGCATCCATCTTAGCACTGTCACGCCGCAGCTTACCTAAGTCAGTACCTTTACCTTCAACTGCTTTAGGCTGCGCTGTAAAGTTGCCAGTTGATTTCTTAGCAGGGGTAGCGGGCTTCTTGTAGTCAGACGCTATTGAATCACTAAGTGCGCCTCCTACTTTAGGTACGCCAACTGCGGTAGCCGCAGTTGCGACACCTGCGCCAAATCGTTTACGTCCGCTACGGACTGCACTAGCAGTAGGTTTATTACCCCTTGGGTCATTTTTTGCGCGGTTTTTTGCGCCCCTTGGTGTTTTGCCCACTGCGCCCGATGTTTTTTTCTCGACATCTCGCGCTTTCTCTACGGCTTTTTTGCCAAATTTTTTAACTGCTTTGGTGATACCCATTCGGGCTATTGCTGCTAATATTGGTAACGCCATTTCTATACACCTACCATTTTGATTTGTCGGCCCAGTAAGCTGCGGAGGATTTACCCTTAGCAATGTTCTTACCATGCCTAGATTTAAAAGATTTGCGCTTGGCTTTCATTTTTGCGGATTCGCCAGACTTAGGCTTACCTGCTGTTGACGCACCTTGCTCTCCATAACGGATTACCTTCTCTTTACCATTCTCACACGCTTTAACTACGTGAGATTTCTTGGGGTGAGAAGGCGTGCGTTTGGGGGAGTTGCAAGACATACTCTTCTTATCAACTTTACCCCCTTTAGCGTAGTAATTACGCACGTTAGCTGTAAAACACGGTCATGGCGGTGATATTGGTTTTAGTCTCAATCCATACATCATCCTGAAAACGTACCCCAAAATCAGGGATGTTAACGGAATGAGAGTCATCAGCTATAAAATCAAGATCGAGTAGCGTAGGGCCACCGTCGCCATTAGTTAGGGTTAATCTACCCGCCCCAACGTTACTAGTTAAAACTTGAACTTGGCGTATACGCGCAGGGCCAACGGCTAGGGAGCCATCAGCGGTTACGCGTTTTGCGGAAATATCAGAACTAGACATATAAGTCTCCTATTAACTAAGAGCTGCGCCAATAGCAGTGACCCAAGCAGCGCCAGTGTTAATAACAATGCAGTATTCGTCGTCACCTGCGCCGTTATCGCTGACCATATA